ATTTGGAAAGTTGGGCAAAGTATTCATTACCGGTCAAGTCATTTCGGAGTGTTCCGTGGTAACCAAAGTCCGATTTGTCCATCATAAATTCCCTAACCTCATCATATATTACATCAGCAAGGTATTTATCATCACCATATTTGGGTATTGAGGTCTTAATATTAGAGATCAATTCATCGATATCCTCTTCACTGTATCTTCTTCTGATAAATGATGGGAGTTTGGTTTCTTCCCTTAATATTCTTCTTATAGATTCGTGTAGTCTCATAATATTTAAGCCATATTAGTCGTGTCATTTTTATTAATATCATCACTACCCTTTTCCTTAATTTCATTTTGTGCCAAATCATTAAGTTCTTTTAAAAACACAGTAAGTTTTGGTGTCATACCACCTATTACCCAACAAGCAATCAAACGTTCAAAATCAAGTGATGGTTCATTATTGTTTATTGTTGCCTGTATATGAGTCGAAAGTATACTTAGTGGAATATCCTCACCAAGTTTTATCATATTATTGTCAGTTAAATAACTTCTATATCCTGCTAAGTTTGATAGTTTTTCATTCCAATCACAATTGTATCCACTTTTCCAGTCATCACCAGTAAAATGTTTTTTTAACTTTTCTACATCAATACCTTTAGACTGTAATTCTTTTTTGGTGTCAGCAGGAATTGATTCAGTTTGTGATAAATTTTTAATATTTACATCATCTTTTCCTTCTAGTTCACCATAATAATCATATGCTGAAGGTAACGCTTGTTGTATAGTTATTGTCGAATTAAGTTTTCGAACTTTTCTCCATAGTATGTGTTGTATTTCATGAACAAAAGTGTCTTCTGTTTTTTGAGCGACTTTACCTATACCACTTTTTTTATACATTCTAAAATATGATTCCATATTAACACATACTGTGTATTCAGGACAATTACCATTAACATACATATTTGCATTTATTTCTTCCGCCTGTTTAGTATAATCAGTCCACCCTTTTTTTTCTATTTTATCTAATGCAGATAAATAATCATCAATTACATCACTACCAAGAGTAGTTAAATAATCCCACATTTCCATGTTAGATCTTATCTTTTTTTGTACTGCTGGAGTTTTCAAATACGATCTCCAATATTTTAGTGCATATTTAAAACTACCATCTAATGTTTTAGGTATTATTACTTTTTTTGCTTCAATATCTTCTTTAGGTAATAATTTAAATGACATATCAAATACCGTTTGAGCATCAACCTCACAAGTCTTAGCCAACTTAGTACATGTTATAACAATCATTGCCCCAACCGCCTTTAACATTTTTGGTCCATATCCAGTAGTTTCACCCACATCATACCCTTGTTTTTTTAGTTGTAACCACAATTTATTTACAGTATCTATACCTGATTTTGTGCCGTATCTCCAATAACCTAAAGCCTTCGCAGTTTGATTACCGAAATCCCAATCTTTAGAAATATTCCAACCAATTGCAATTAAAAAATCTTGTACACCACCAGCACCTTCATATGGGTTAGGAACTCTTTCATCACTAAAGAATTTTTTTTCTGCAATTTGTTTATAATACCAACATCTTTTACCTGCACTAACCCCTTCAACAAGTAATTGACTTTCACTAATAACCCTCTTTACTATTCTATGTAAATCAGATTCAGTTAATTTAATTATTTTTTTCCCATTCATAATCTCACATTACTTAAATCTATTGGTTTAACTTCTTCATCATAATAATCGTCACCATCAAAACCATATTTTTTTATTGCACTATCTTGTTCATTTCTTTCTACAACTTCCCAACCACGACCATCAAACTCCTCAAAATAAATCCATTGTCCACCCATTTTAGGGTGAACAAACACATCACCACCCGTGTCAATTCCATAGATTTTTAACTCCATACCAAATATAACTTCAAGTACTTTTAAAATCTCCTTATTGGTTAAACCCATTGTATCCATATCTGTAACATATGGTGGTTTTACTATAGAAGCAATTTTTTTATAGAGTTTATCTTCCGCATCTTCTTTTAGTATTTTTTTAACTATATTTTTTATGAGTAATCTATTCATATTAACTACACTTTCCCCAAGAGAAACTTCTAACTCTACATCCCTTTTTTGAAGTGATGTTTATATTTAATGCACATAATATAGTTTTAAGTAACCATATACCAATCAGTGTAACTAACACTGCACTCGCAATAGTTAACACCAATGCAGGCATTGTAAAGGAACCAAATATTGTTACCAACGCCATACTGGTACCAAAGAATTCTTTAAGTACTTCTTCCCCTTCAGTTTCTTTCTCCGCCTCAGATTTTTTAGATTTAATATTTTTATAAAGTTTTTTAAGATCACCACTACTTAATGTATTAAGGAAATCTACGAACTTATCCAAATATTCTTTGATAGTCTTAAGTGCTTCTTCCGCACCGTCTTTGAATTTCTCTCTAACAACCTGTCCGAATTTTTTATCTACATATGCGCCCATATCAGAAAATTGACATATCTCAGTATTGTCTATGGAATCAACCATACTTTGTTCATCTTGAACAGTTACACCAATCTCATTCATAATTTCCTCACCACCATCAGACTTTAGTTCATCCATAAATGATTTCATGTTATCATCATCGATATCATATTCTCTAAGTAAAGTTTTCTGTTCACTTTTAGTTACACCCATTTCATATTCGAAAAGGTATTTAATTTTGTCAATTTGTTGTTCTATATTACGTTTCATATTTATTTTATATATAAATATACTATTAAACATAAAAATCCGTATGGTTCTCATACGGATCATTTGTTTCGACATACCAATAAATTAATATTCGGAATTTACATAAGAATCAATAATAATATGTTTATCCTTTAGAACCAATTTAGGGTTGTCCTTTTCTTTTTCATTCAACTTTTTAGTATATTTTATCATCTCATTTATAATATGAGTATCCCTTAACTTATATACCTCACACAATTTTTTATTGTCTGTTACTTCCATATCATTTATTTTTCTATATGTTTAACCATTTTGATGTTTAGTGTTGGGGTATCTAACCATTCACCTCCACACATTTTTATAGTACTCATCCCATTATTATAAGACGCCACTTGAGTTGCCTCTATTTGTGTACCATCATTCATAATGACTAATTCATCACAAACTTTATCTTCCTCACCTATTGTGTACGTTAATAACCCGTATACCAATACTATTGATATCACTAATGTTGTAATAATACTAAATTTTCTTATCATAATTAATCAATCACATCGGTTAAATACTGACCAGGTCCTAATTTAACTTTATAAAGATTTTGCCCATCTTGTGATCCCATTGCATCCATCTCATCCATCCAGTCATCCCAATTTTTATCCAATAAAGATACAAATGCGTCATTATTACCTCTTTCTTTATATCGTTGGATGTACTCATCTTTTAATGATCTATCAGGGTAAACCAATACGAAAGGTATTTCCCTTTTAACTAAAGCATCTCTTACATCTTTATGTGAAGATACTAAAATTTTATCCACATTTGGATCTTTAATATTTCTCTCAATATGTTCAATGTAGTTATCAGGAAAGTGTTTTTTATCAAACTTTGAACTATCACTGTCTAATACATTTTTTTCTGTGGTGTTAAAATAAGTTGTCTTCCCAACACCAGGGAACGCAGAATAAACTTTTGTTTTCATATTTTTATATTATTTTAATCAGTTTGGGAAATATCATCTCAAGAATATGTACCTGTTGTGTTAGTAGTATAATTGATGTTACCCGTACCTTGTTTTTTAGGGTTAGGTACCATTTTATTACCCATAACACATCCACATATGCCACTACCTCCGTTTGATGGGTTACAAGAACAGATAGTCCCATACGGTACTTCGTCAGGTAACCTACCCAAATGATCCTCAATAGGTTTAGTGCCACAAGGTATTGTTAATATATCACCAAAAGGGTACTTTGGTGTTTGTGTCTCATTTACCTTTTCGTATGTTTGGTGGAACACGTCTTCTTTACAAGGATAGTATTCACCTTTCACACCTTTTATAATGTAATCCCCAATAGTTGCAACGTGTTCACCTTCCATTGTTTTGATGATTAGTCCACCATCAATTCTACTATGATCAATGTAAAAATGATCACCATTTACTGACATAGTTTCATTAACAAATGTATCCGATGTTAGGAAATCAAACATTTCCCTATGATTCGTACCAGTCCATTGGACTGCATCTATTATTACAGGTTTTTTTCTATATTTCATTACTATATTTTTTTAAATTCTTTTTCTAACAAACTTAATTCCTCTTTAAGTTTAAGTTCTTCTTTATTTAACATACCGCTGATTGAGTCTTTATCGTAAATATATAATTCACCTGTCATTCCAGTAGACATCTTAGAGATATTATAGTTTACAGTTACCTTAATACCACAAGTTTGTTGTGACCTCTCTAACTGAGATATCCTATGTTGTAATTTCTCTATTTTAGAGTGTAAATCCTTCGCAATATTAAATTTCTCAATATTCATTTATCTTATCATTTAATTCGTTTATTTTACTATCCACATAATTTTGGATTTCATCTAATGATGTTAAGAACTTATTCCTAAGTTCATGAAACTTTTCGTCTTTAATCTCTTCGAAACTAGAGTAATGTTTAAAACAATAATCAATACCTTCATTATCCATTCGGTACCGAACCATTTGCCAGTCTTCTAATTCTTGATATAACTCATTGCTTTCCATACGACAAATATAGAGATTATATTTAACAATGTCAAATAAAAAAACCCACTTTTGGTGGGTTTTTCGTATTTATTTTTTCTTTGATTTTTCATTCTCCTCAACAAATTCTTCAGGTATCTTAGTGTCCTTTAAAAATTTATTATGTGATGCCTTATAAGATTTTTGTGTTTCATCATCAGCATTTTGTGTATATTGCCAATTCCAATATAAGTCTTCATTCACTTTAAAACCATAATAATGGTGAACACCCTTTTGTGTTTCAATTACATTTGCACCATTCCAATTCTGTCCAACACATATATACCCAGACTCAATGTCTTTAATAAGATTTGATTCACCTAACGTAGTATGTCTATTTTGAATCCAAGTTAATCTTTCGATTAGATTTTGGTAGTACATATTTGTTTGTCCCCATCTAACAGATGAAAAGAATACAACTGCGTCAGACTCAAACAATTCCTTACTGATTTTCCAAAGTTCATCAGACGGTTCGTTAATATTGACCCAACATCTGTGATGTCCTGATGGGTTTTTTGTTTTATCTTTAAGTAATGCCTTTAATAATCCACAAGAGTTACCTTCTGATCTGGAAACATTACCTTCACAAGGTAATATTTTTAATTCCGTAACATCAATAAAAGTTGCCTTATCCCCTAATTCTTCCTGTATGTACATTGCCAACAATTTAGATTTAGGTATATCAATATTTTTAGGATCAAACTGATATCTATTAGAACAAGATAGTATTAAAACCTTATCTTTTTCTTTTAAAACCTCAATAGTCTTCTTTAATTTTTTAAAGGTGTCACTCATACCGAATTTTTCCGATTCAGTAATCACACCCATGATAGATTTAATACGACTTATTTCTTCATTTAAGTTACCCATACATTAACTATATATTATATCACTTAGTTTAGACTTAGACGCCTTTATTATTTCACCTTGCCCATTCGGTCTCAATTGACTCATTTGTTTGGCGGTTGACATTGAGTATCTATTTTCATTTTCAAACCATTGCCCATCCTTAAATACAAATATTGGGTACCAATTATATGAATATACTACATACGTCTTACCAACGTATTCTGCATGTGTATTACTACCTTTAAACGGTATTTTACTAGAAACTAAATCTCTAGCACTACTATTTGCAGATTTAATTTTTTTAGTGGTATTAACGGTTCTATTCAAATCACCATATTCGATGTCACTTTTAAAATTGTTAAGGAATAGTTGGTACATCTCAAATGCTTCCATACCACTTAAGGTGAAATTACTATTTAAAAATTTTATAACTTTAACGTAATCCGTAGAAGGGACAAAACCTTCTTTTTTAAGGGTGCTGATAATATATCTATCAAACTTATCTTTCTTATTGTCAACAGTTTCCTTTAATATTTTTTTAATTGTATTTTTCATAACTTTTATGCTATATTAACCACCCCATTCATTTTTACAGTAATTTTTTAATCCGTCTGTTCTACCTATTTTAATTACCGCACCTGACTGTTCTTTACTATAAACCTTATTAGATTCCCATTTTTTTACTAAATCATTTTTCTCATCTTTAGTCAATTTAATTTCATCATATAAACTAATAGCATTTACTGGTTCGGCAACCACATTACCTTTCACTCTTTGGACTAATTTTTTTATACCCTGAGCAAAATCTCCACCACCCATATAAAATGGTTTTTCAACCTTAACACACCCTAATCTATTTTTATTATCTTTTAACCAACCACCAGAAACTTTTATTACGGTATCACCATAAACCATAAAATTTTTATCACCTTCATCTTCATTGTCAGTAACATTTTCAGTTTCTTCAGTATCTGTTTCAACATCAGATTTAACTTCAGAGGACTCAAATAACATTAACTTTTTGATTCTGTCTATTTCTTCATTTAAATTTTCCATATATAAAATATCTTACTACATATAAATACTACACAAAAATAAAAAATCCACACTTTCGTATGGATTTAATTAAGTTTATATGAGGTATTTTTTATTTTAATTCTTTATATTTAAGAAAGTTCCTGATCCACCAGCCATAGTAGTCGGTAGCGCACCATTCCAAGCAGATGCCTTAACAAACTCAACGTATAAAGGAGTCAATTCCTTTTGTTTAATCTTCATTGCGAGTGCTGCTGCGTTTGCATTGATGATAGTTTTTGCGGAGTCACCTCTAGCAATTGCCATCTTTTCTTGTGCCTCTGCTTGTGCCACTAATGTTCTTTGTTGTGCGGCTTGTGCCTCTTGTACTGCCTTAGTTTTACCCTCAATAGCCTGTTGTAAAGATGTTGGTGGAATAATATTAGTTCTTAATTGGGACACTAAAAACCACTGCTCCACTCTCTTATTACACTCTGCCACAATTGCAGCTTCAAACTGTTCTCTCTGATTAAAAATGGCATCTACTTCCCATCTGTTTGCCACATCATTAACTGAAGATACAATTGCATTTTTCAACCAACCTTGTTCAATTGCTTTGGTTTCCAATCTTAGATTAACAAACATATCTCCAATAGCATCCTCTCTCAAAGAATAGTTAAAGGATGGTTTAATCGTCGCAGCAAACCCACCTTTTGTGATAACAGTTTGTTCATCGTATTCGATGTGTTGTTGGTATAGGGGGAATTCTTTAACTTGCTCAGTCCAAGAGTTATACATTACCCATCCTGTTTTATACTGATAGTCTGATACACCTCTTTGTCCACCAGTTAGGTTTATCTTTAAACCTTTATAACCTGTATCAACCCTTTCAATAGTGAAAGGTTGTACTAACGCAATGATAATGGATAGTAATAAAATACCTATTGGTTTAAGTAACCATTTGAGTTGAAACTCATTCCATTTACCACCAGTCATTTGATTTTTTGTTTTGTATGCAGTAAACCCTGCAAATAATAATCCTAAAATAAAAATACTAAGTCCAATCATTTTTCTTCTTTTTTGTTTTTAAATAATACATTAATTGTTTCGTCTCCTAAAAATATTAGGGTAATAACCAACAGTGCGAAACCTAAAAGTTGGATAAACCCATTTACCTCTCTACTTACGATGTACTCACCGTATAATGATGTCATTACCATAAACCCAAACCACATCAATAAAATTTTAAAATATTTCATATAAACTTTTTAGTGGTACAAATATAGTATTTTATTTTCATAAAAACAAATAATTAAGCAAAAAAAAATCCATATAGAATTCTATATGGATTAAAAATATTATTTTTTATTTTTTTAAGATGCCTTATACTTGTCTATGACTGACCATACGAAACCAACCGCAGTCATCAATCCACCAGTAACTTCAGTAACAATCGCCTCATCGAAATAACCCAACATAATTACTGCACCACCCACAGATGTCAATATGTGTCTGATAAGTCCTAAAATTTGTTCTTTACTCATAATATAAAGTTTTTATAGTTTGTTATTATAATATAAATATAACATACTATTGTTTTTCGCTATAAAATTTACAACTATCAACCCAAACAGGATCAAAATCTAATGGCCAATTAGCCCAACCATTACTAATACCGTTTGGGTTAAGTTCTACTAAATCCTTTTCATCCGCAGTTAATCTAACTTGATGTGTAGATAGTAACAACTCCAACATAGACGAATTTTCAGTGTTGGTTTGGGATATCACTTTACAAGAAGAATGTGCACTACCAATTACACCACCTCTGAATTTACAATTATAACAATCCATATATATTTAAAGATCATCAACACACCATATAGGTGTTTTATCACCCACATAACTACCCCTAACATTAAAGTCAAAAAATTCTACCGCCTCTTCTTCGTTCATATCTCTACATAGTATTTGTATACACTTACTGACTGAGTAAATTAACCTCATTTCATTAGTTTCAATACCTATGATTGCCTCATCGAAACCATCCGCCTTAAGAATATCTTCTTCAGGAAACCATTCTAAAATTTTATCTAACATATTTTACTTTGTTTTATTAGACTTTAACTCTGTTACATTACTCTTACCATATGCATCACATTCAGTTTTTTTTGTAGACGCGCAAGAACACAATAAAAGTATCCCTACAATGATTAACATTTTATTCATATATTTTAGTTTTTAATTTGTTTTGTATTCTCTTAGTTGCCTTATGTAAATTAGATTTAGATGTACCTTCACAAATACCCAATTTTTTTGAGATGTCTTTATGTGACATATTTTCTATGTGATAACATTTAAAAACTAAATTATACATAGGACTCAATTTTTCAATTTCTTCATCAATATCTGTCAACATATCTTGTTTACAATCTACCTCATCAATAGTATCAAAGTGTAAATTGTCATCATACTCATAAGTATATTTTTTCTTTCTTAAATGATCTAAGGCACAATTTCTAAAAATCTTATATAGATAACCGTTTAAATTTTTTACATCTATTGGTGTATCAATTAATTTAAATATTTTTATAAATCCTTGTTGGACAACTTCATCCCTATCAAATTCATCTTTAATATATCTTTTAACAGTATCGTACCCTAAAATTTTATATGATTCATAGAATTTAGATTGGGATAGAGTATTACTGTTAATGAGATTTAAATTATCCATATTTTTTTTAACAAATATACAACATTATATTCTAAAAAACAAATGAGTTTTTAAAAATATTACTTAATTGGGGTTTCTATCATACTATCGATTCTTCTTCTAGCCTTTTCACCTAATGGTATAGGGTTACCACCTTCATCTATTTGAACAAATGTTATGTTAGTTTTAAGAACTAAATCTTGTTTACCTGTGTAAACGTTATGTGCTCTAGCCTCCATATATAGTGTCATAGATGTGGTACCAACCTTCATAGGTTTAGCGTATATTTTTAGTAGTTGACTTTCCTTTGCAGGCCTCTCAAAATTACATTGATCAATACTTACTGTAACCATTCTGGGTGTATCACATAACTGCATCGAGTAACCTGCAGCAGAAGCATCAATCCAAGCAAGTAATTTACCACCAAACAGATTACCGTGAAACCCTAAATCTGATTTTTTAATTGGGTGAGTGTTAAGAATTTCCATATTTTTCTTTCATTTTTTTATAATGTGTTCTACAAACTGGTAAGTAAGAATCATTACCACCTATCATAACTTTATTACCATCAAAAACAGGTATGTCATTATTAAGTCTCATATTCATAGAGGCTTTACTACCATATTTGCATACTGTTTTTAATTCCTCAATTTCATCTGCCCAAGTCATAAGATAAATTGATCCTTCGAATGGCTCCGCTTTAAAATCTGACCTCAAACCGTATGTGATAACATCACACTCCAACTCATCCACAATTTTAGTTAATTGCCACACCTGATCTTTAGTTAAGAACTGTGATTCGTCAATCAACACACAATCACAACCATAACAGTTTTCTGTTACAAATTGGAATATGTTAGTAGTCTCATCAAAAACGTGTGCCTCTCTACTTATTCCTACACGAGACGCAACTTTTTTAGTTCCATGTCTATTATCTAAACAAGACGTGAAAAGAATTACATTTTTTTCTCTCTCATCATAGTTATATGCAGTTTTCAATAAGTCTAATGATTTACCAGCACCCATTGTTGAGTACCTAAAATATAATTTTGCCATCTACAATTTTATTACAATTATAGATATTTATTTTTATAAAATAAAGTATTTTGGGAATAGATTATATAGATATAGTAAAAAAAAGTGGGTTCGAAAGACTGTTTGAAAAATTATCTGATTTATTGGTAGATAGGTATACTTCTTTAGATGGTGAAGATTTTATAAATTTTTGTTTTCGTGATGGTAGTTGTCACAGAACATCTATAAACGTTAGTCAGAATTATTTACAAAATATATTAAGGTACGATTCGAAGAGGTTGATAACCGCATCTCATAAATTACCCTCATTGGTGTTTGATAGTTTAAGAAAAGAATATAATGTACCTAACGATAATAATGGGGAATTGTTAACTATTTTTATGATATACTATTTTTTCCCTAAATTATATAAAAAATATTATGAACCTTTTATTAGTGATAGCCCAATAAATGAAACTATGGAATCTAATGTTAGTAAATATAAATTATCTAAAAATGATATTAGTAAACTAATGAAAGATTATGACTATATGGGTTATGATGTAGATTACGCTATTGATGAATTAATAGAATTAGTTTCTTATCTAAATAATTTAAAATCCCCTTTAATCTTATATAGGATAATTTGTTCCGATTCTGAAGAAGAAATAAATTTGTCAAAGGTGGGTTCACACTATTCTTTAAATAAAAACAATCTTAAGAATAATCATTATAGAAAAGGTAGTATCGCAGGTGACTGTAGAGGGGAAAAGGTTTTCTTATTAACTGTATCTGCAGAAAAATTAATGGTAAATGTTATGGAAACATTATCAAACAATATATTGTACCCACATGAAGAAGAGATTACCCTTAAAAATAAAGGTATGGGTGTGAAAATAATTAAGGTAGAGGAGTTATAATTTTTCCCAAGTACCGTTATTTAATAATAAATAGGAACCGACATAACTTTGTTTCCATTCACTAGGTGGTATAATACTTAAAAATTTACTCCCATTTTTTCTTTCGTATAGATGATAAGTTTCCCCAACTATTGGTTGGAAGTTGTAATCTGATTCATAGACTAATTTTGTATCAACATATTTACTGACTAATGTTTCGTATTCTTTTTTTAATTCGTTTAGTCTACTATTAAAATATTTATCAGCCTTTACCCCTTCACTTTTATCGACAATAATGGGATCAAACTTTTGTGATCCCACTGTTGTCGGATAGTTCTTTAAATTGGCGTCGAATTTACCAGTCTCTTCATTATAAACTATATTGTCAGGATATTTTTTTATCACAATAAATGTGCTTTAGATTCAGCCATACCCGAAGGTGTGATTTCCACAGTTTCCGATTTTAAATGGAAATTCTTTATGTTGTTAGAACCACTATAGGACAACGCTGATTTAATACCATCAGTTAATTTCTCTATTATGATATCGACACTACCTTTATAAGGTATTAATGTTGACTCACCCTCTACGTGTTTTGTTGATTGACCGTGAGATGATTTAGTTTCTAAACTAGCAGAACCTCTATATTTTTTACATAAAAGTCCATCACCCTTTGTAATAATTTTACCTGGCGATTCTTTGGTACCAGCCAATAGTGAACCTAACATTACACAATCTGCACCGATTGATAATGCCTTTGCAATATCACCACTACTTCTAATACCACCATCCGCCATAACAGGAACTTTAGAACCTTTTACACAATCAATGATAGACGTTACATTTGGTACTCCGTGTCCTGTTTGAATTCTGGTGGTACACAAACTACCACCACCAATACCAACTCTTAATCCATCCGCACCCCATTCACATAAATCAATTGCGGACTCCTCCGTTGATATGTTTCCAGCAATAATGTCTATTCTTTCAGGTAAAACCTCCCTAAGTTTTTGAATCATATTTTTAACATTTTTGTGGTGTCCGTGTGCAACATCAATTAAAATTATATTTGCACCACACTTAACCAAACTCTCCGCCCTACTAACATCTGATTCACTAACACCTACGGCAGCCATAACAGGTATGTCCTGTATCTCTGCGTGCCAATTATCGTACATAACACCCCAATTTTCATGCATATGGTTTGTAGTTATGTATTCCATAACCTTCCCTACTTGTTCACATTGCTCCTCAACAGTCATAAAACGGTGTATACATCCAACACCACCAAACTCAACCATTTTGATTGCCATCCTATATTCACATACAGTGTCCATACAAGATGCAACATAAGGTTTTAAGATACCATATCTTCTACTGACTAATGTTGATAAATCAATACTGTTTCTTGTTTCTATTTCCGAGTACTTAGGTACTAACAGAATATCATCGTAAGTTAATGCTCTCTTCATTTTCATTTATTTTTCTATTTAACATATTATAACCCAAAAAGTCTTCATACTTTTTATTATATAGTTCTATGAACCTCTTAGCAACTTTCAGTTGTTCTAAGGTTTTACAACTTTCAATAACTGCAACACATTTACTTTTTGCCATCATTTGATTTACTATTTCCATTTTTTATTTTTTTTAATAGTTTTTTAACATCAGAACATATCTCATACTCCTCAACAGACTCAAAATATTCTAAACTTTTACTCAGACTAGAAAACCAATCTTCCTTTCTTAATTCCGAAATCATTATAAAATTACTTAATGGGTTTATGATCCTGAACAATACAATTTCATCTAACCCATCTTTCATCGACTTTTTAACTCCTTCTATAATCAAACTATGTATCAACCACTTTTGATTTTTTAAAAAATCTTTTTCCTCCTCTTCATTTGAAAAATAGAAATCTTTCATATCGATAGTATTATTTTTTTATAGACACCGTATTTTTCATTACAATAAAATTCTGCAATAGTTTTAGATTGATCGTTGTCGTAACCAAAATTTGATTTTAGTTCATTAAGTATAACCTTAACCAAATGAACTCTGTCGATAGAACAAGTCAATGAATGATCCTTATCATTAACAGTAATTAATGAAGGTAACCCTAATCTATCTACTTTAGTAGGATAAAACTTCTCTAAGAACTTCATCACTCTTTCACTTTTCAAAGGGTTGTTTTCCATAGTTGTCTTATTTGAAACAAATATAGAAATAATATTTTACTTATCCAAATTTATGTCATTAATAATTTTGAATAATTTATAATCATTCAACCCCAAATTATCTTTAATGTCTTTAATATCTGAATATTCATTCTCATACTTTTGTAGATACTGTTCATTCAATACTATTAACTCATCAAATATTGTGATGAAATCATAGAAAACTGATCTGTCTCTAGTGTTCTCCAAAATCTTCAAACTAGTTTCGTTATCACCCCTATGAACTTTATCAATTAATAAGTGTGTACTACTTTTTATTATGTTAATTTTTAATCTATCTAGTGTACTATCAATCCTTTCTCTTAAATCCCACAACACAGATATTTTTTCTTTCATATCAGATAAGTATTGTGGTGTTAGTTCACCATTTTTATTGATGAATCTAATCACTGAATTAGTTACTCCTTCATTTTCCATAAAACAATTATATGGATTTTTAATAAAAAAATCAACAATCGTTTGTATTAATAAAAAAATTTAGTATATTTGGCGATATTTATAAGATAAATGTTTTATGGAAAAGACAATAAGTGAATTAATTTTAGAATTAAAGACTGTTTTAGAAAAAACGCACGGTGAACAATTTACTAAATTTTATCTCTGTAAATTTCCTGATGGAAAATGGGAAGCCCTAATTGGTATTAAAGAAGGTGCCAGTAGAAAAACTGGAAATTACTACAGAATTAATGATGGTGTAGTAGAAGAAGAACACGTAAATTTTTAACTATGAATATTTTTGTTTTGGATTACGATCCTAAGTCGTGTGCACAAATGCATTGTGATAAACACGTAGTAAAAATGATTTTGGAGACGGCACAACTTCTTTGTGGTGTTCATCATATGACAAATCAAGAAACCGAACATGTACCGTATAAGTTATCACATAAAAATCACCCATGTTCCATTTGGACTAGAGAGTGTATTGAAAACTATGTTTGGTTATGTGATTTAGGTTTAGAGTTATGTGAGGAATATACATACCGTTATGGTAAGAGACATAAGTCACAGGAAATAATTGAATGGTGTCTTTTAAACCTACCAAAAATTAAAGAGAATGGTACTGTTACAGATTTTAAGTTGGCGATGCCTGATGAATGTAAAATAGATAATAACCCTATACTTTCATATAGGAAGTACTACATTGATTTTAAAAAGGATTTTGCTAAATGGAAAAATAGGGATGTCCCAAACTGGTTTAGACTTTCAGATGATTCATTAAAACACCACCAATTGATGTTGCTTTAATTGACAACCTATTGATGGTGTCATCATTAAGTTTTGTTTTCTTTCCCGTATAGTCTACACCTAATATACCTATAAACTTATCATCAATACTTTTTATTGAGAATAAATAACCTGATTTACAACCAGATTCTTCTGCTATATACTTTAACCCAAAAGTTGCAATTGTTTCGTCTTTGAAATCAATTATCTCTATTACATCATTCTTTAATAATTCATTTATTGATTTTGAGAATAGACTAACAGGTATATTTTGAAAATTATTTTGTATAGAATTTACTTTGATGTTAACTGTTTCATATATCATTGAGAATTTTGCCATCGATTTACCTGTTGGATAAAAATGTCCTCCGTTGTGGAACTGTATCAACCAAACTCTATCTGCACTTATTTCTTCTCTAATTTCCTCTATTTTATGTGTTACAACCTCACCTAATTCTAATGTATCCGCCACCATATCAGGTTTCTTTTTCTTCTCTAACCAATTCTTAAACAGTAGTATTGTAATCGGACTTATAACACCTGTTATGAAAGCAATAATTAACTCCATCATAATTTTAAACTTTTATATTATAAATATAAGTTCAATCATAAAAGTGAAAAAAATATAAAAAAAAATGGGGGATAAATCCCCCACCTTTCACAAACAAACAACTATGAATTACAAAACTAATTCCGACATTTCCCACAACATTTTGTTAACCTCAATGTTCTGATCGATTGATCGAATCGCTCTACTACGAGATCTACGAAGATTACCATTATCTTTCGGTGTAATGGTTATGATACCACCTTGAAGTACATTCTCTTGTACTCTATTGAATACACTCCATAAATCGGTACCAGCGTCCTCTTCTCTACGAATCTTAAGCATCTGATTCACATCAATCATTTTATCTTCACCCCAATAGTTGTCCGCAACCATCTTAGCGAAATCATACTGTTGTGCCATAGACAGTTCTTTAGACATCATATCCTGAACTCTACCAACAACCATAGGGATTTTTTCCGTTGTCATATTAACAACTTTAAGGATATCTTCTTTCTGAAACCCTTTATGCATTACACGGAACTCATCGAAAGTCTTATCCGCAATCACCAATCCATTAGAACACACCAAACGGAATAAACCAACGTGAAACTTAAACGATGATGAACCATCGTGTGAATTCGTCAAAAGGATTTCTGGGTGTGTGTCCCCAATCTCTCTGGCGATGTTAATGTTATTTTCATTTCTGAAACGTAACATATGTTTCTTAAACGGCATCTTTGACTCATGTCCCTTACGAGAACGAGTTTGCATCGCCTGTGTAGGTAACCAACCTTGTTCCCCCAATAAATCAATCACTTCCGTAGTCGGAATGAATCGATAAATGTTCGACAAATGGTTTGACGGTTCTTGTGTCAAAGCCGAAGGACAACGTTGTCCAATCTCATTAAAATTTAAGTAACTCATATCTTTTAGTTTTATATCTACAAATGTAAGGACCTTTTTTCATTCTGCCAAACATTTTATACTTTTTTTTTAATATTTATTTCATATATTTATTAATATGGACAAACTTACGAAATTTGAGATAAAAATACTATCCTATTTAGATAAAAAGATTGATAACACCTCCAATAAGGATCAAGTGTTTAAAATACTTAAAGATGAATTTGGGTTGGATAAATCTGAGGTACTAGATTTATATAGACTTTGGTACTATAATAAGGGTACTGGTGATTACGATACAATAGAAGTAGATAGAGAAGGACCTCTTCTCAATTTTTTGAATAATATATCTTTATTAAATTCAAACGTAAATGAATATATAGATGAGTTATATGATAACAATCGTGAAAAATTAGACTCTTTAATCGGTGACTGGTTTGTTTTATGTAATAACTACAATACACCCTGTTTAGACTTTGGAAATGAGTCAGTGACAATAACTTTAGATAGAGATGAATGGGAAAAATATTTTTCTGGGTTAGGTGATGATGATTTATGGAAATATTATGAGGCATTTAGTTCTTATGGTGATTACTATGAAGAAATAGAAACATCAGAGTTTGATTATGTATATACTAATGATGAGACAGTAGAACACTTAGAAACTTTGGCGATACTGTCAGGGTTATCTGAATGGCCTGGTAAAGATGGTAAAAAGATTGGGGAACAAGAAGTTAACGATTTTTTAGGTGAAGTATTACCTAAAGAATATTACGAAAGGATAGTTGATGATTATATAGGTGAGATGAGTATTGTCATAACTAGGGCTAGACAAGATAGTGTAAGAAAAACTTATACAAATGAAATTAAATACGATACTAATAAAACTAGATGTAGATTCGGTGATTATTGTATAGAAATACCGTATGTTGAATTAATAGAAATAGTAAAAGAAAGGAATCTACTTAATCTTTCTGAATTAAAAGATGCGGAAATACAACCTGATGTTGATTTGGAGGATGCTTACTACGGTGAGTGGATTGATAGTGATGGTGTAGATGAGGTGGTTACCGAACTAAACAGATCATTAAAATCCACAATAGAAAAAATTACTGAATCAGAAGATATTGACTTAGAGGAGTTAATATTAAATAGAAAGTATGTTTTAGATTTATTAAATAAATTAGGTTTTAAAAAAATAACAGACACTTCGCAGGGTGAATATTATATGGCTAGAAATGGTATATTAACACTATATAGTAACGATATCGACTTTAAAAATAATAAAGTTAAATTCACATACGATGATCAAACACATATAACACCCATAGAAGAATTAACTAATTGGGTTTCAGGTAGTGTTTTAGATTTAAACGAAAGTGTTAGATACAATAAGAAAGTAAAATTACTAGTAGAAAGTTATAATCTAATCAACAAAATTTCAATATTTGATTTCGATGGTACATTAATGAAGACACCACACCCTGAAGAAGGTAAGAAACAGTGGGAGGAATTTACTGGTAAAGAATATCCACATATAGGATGGTGGAGTAAACCAGAGTCTTTAGATGATGCAGTATTCGACATACAACCTATAGAAAATACTGTTGCAGATTACCTAAGAGAGAAATCTAATCCTAGTACTTTAGTAATAATGTTAACAGGTAGAATACCACATCAGTCAGAACAAATAGAAGAATTATTACTATTACATAACATATCTTTTGATGAATATCACTATAAAGGTAATGGCGATACTTTGACTAGTAAATTTAATACCATTAAAAGTCTACTGAATAGATTCCCTAATGTTAATCAGATAGAAATGTGGGAAGATAGAGAACCACACGCCATTGAGTTTAAACAGTGGGGAAAAGAAAATGGAGTAAACTTAAAAGTTAATTTAGTCACTAGTGATGGGCAAATTATAAAAGGTGGTGTAAATGATTTAGTCAACGAGTCTATCGATAAAAAAAAAATTTTATTCGATAAAATTTCAAAATTAATCAATCCACCTTATTTTTCTGATTTAGAATCTTTAGGTATACCACAATCTGAATGGGATACAATACTTAGTGTTGTTTTTAGTAAAGAAGTACATTTGGATTTTTACCAACAATTCATTGAAGTTAGGGATAGAAATAATGGTAGACTAACCTATAGGGAATGGCCTAACGGTGATTGGGCAGATTTCGATAAAGGTGTTGAGAATTTACAGATTCATACGATGGGTGATATAAACGAATCAGTTACCAATGACTTAATAGATAAAGTAGTACCCAAATTAGAACCACCTTACATATACAATTTATATTCTATGGGGTTTGACTCAACAGATTCTGAAAAAATACTGTCTAAACTATTTGGTAAAATGGTTCATATATATGATGACAGTGTATATAATTCTTCCACAAATTCTGTTAGTAAACCAACAGAATCTAGAGTTCAGGATATTGAGACTGACGATGTACTATATGTAGAATACTATAAAGGTGACTCTATAGATTGGATAGATTGGAGATACTAATCTACCTTTGGTGAAGGTAAGGTTCTCAAATCTGAATAGTTCTCATATAAGTATTCAATAATCATATCCTCATTGGAGTAATACATATTCCATTTGTCGTGATTAAAGAAGTCTGACATATATTCATCTTCATCATCGTAACGATCATAGTCTACTAAGTTTTCACCTTCGGTAATGTAATGTTCGTTACACCAATTATAATATTCACTGTCAATTAATTCCCTATAAGAATCTTCAATGTCACCCTCAACCTTAAAGGTTACTGTAAGTAGTTTGTCTGTATCACAAAAAATTTCATAAATTTCATCTATAATATAATCCATAACATATTTTTGAAAATAAATATGCTAAAACATCACAATGCGCAATTTTAAATTATATTTTTTTGAGATATCTATCATATGTTTGGACCCTTTACTCTTACCGTCCCAAAATATTATAGCCGCATCTGCGACTTTAGCCATCTCTTCGTTTCTCATATACCCAGCCTTCTTACCGAATAAATCCCACATCGCAGGATACTGTTCTAACTTAAGGTGATTTTCATTTGCATACCATTCACCCATCTTATCTGCACCATTTGCAGTACCAGATATTATAGTAACATCTTTTTGATTTTCGAGAATTGCATTTAATTTTTTCTTTAGTTTTTCGTAGTCATTAAAGTCCCTACTACCTGCAATTATTACTCTCATTTAATTCGATAAGTTTATCTAAATATTGTTTTGCCTTTTTTAAATCTTCGATACCGTTTTTCTGTTTCCATCTAGTAACATATTTAACAATGTTGCCCTCAAAAAAATCTAAATTATGTGAATGTGCATAATCCCACATTTCAATACCTCTGTTATAATGAGTCGGGTGAACTACCCTTTCGTTTGGGTTAATTGGTTTATCCATATCTTTTTATACAAAAATAAGGATTTTTTCTTAAAATGTCAATATTACCAAAGAACGTAATATTCCTCACCGTTATAAATAAAAACATCTTTTGTTAAGTCACCAATGAAATATTCAGGACCATCTTTTTCTATTGCCTCACTTATTATGTACTCTTCATCTACAATTAAAATGTTATCGGATATTGCCTCACCTAAAGTTAAACCTAATTCATCTACATACCCTTCAATATCATAACTATAATCTTCTTTTAATTTTTCTTTCCTAATAGTCATATATAACTTTTCGAAATTATCTCCCTCATATTTGGATAAATCTTCGGTTACATCTTCTAATTCATCTACTAATGAATCATAATCTTTATAATGTTGGTTATATTCATACTCAGCCTCTTCTAATCTGTTTTCAATTTTATTTAGTTTATTTTCTAAATCCTCTATTTCTCCCTCAAATTCTGTTGAGTAACTATCTTCATCATCACCATAATCTGTAATATCAGATAACCTTTCTATTTCTATCTCAATAATTCTTTTTTCTTTCTCTAATTTATTGATGTTATTATCTAACCCTAAAAAAGTTTTATCTATTTCTTTTTTAGTTTCAGTCAATTCATCAAACGTATACTTTAAATCTTCGTATTCATCATATTTATCAATATTTTTTAAAAGATTTTCTTTTGATTCCACATTAAATTTAGAACTACCTATTTCACGTTCATATTCTTCTTTAGCAATTTCAGTTACGTTATAATCTAAATATTGACGATTAATTTCGACATAATCAATTAAAAAACTATGACTAAAAAAATCCCATCCTTCCTCATCTAATTTTTCACGAATTTTCATTTCCGATTCTCTATATACCGCATAAAAGTCACCTATATAATAAACATATCTAGTACTATAACTAATCGAAGGTATTAATACTTTAAAAGAAGAAAGATTAGAAAGATATGTTGCGAATGGTTTTACAAAAACAGGATCAACGTTAATAAATTCCGCAAACGCCAATCTTTTTTCATCATAGGATGAGTAATCGATGTTTGGTGTGTGTATATCGTTAACGTTCTTAAAATCTATATTTTCATTTTTTACATCACTATAAATTAGGATAATTTTTTGTGTGTCCTCAGGATCAGTATTAAAATTATTGATCAAATAGTTATAAAGTGGTTCCCACTCATCTGTTACCGAATTCTTTCTTAAATGATTTAATATCCTTAAATCTAATGGTGTTATGTTACTGAAATCTATTTCCATATCACAATACAATATATCTTATTCCAAACCTATTTGCCTCACTGACATCATAATCTAAAATTTCTGAATCTTCTGGTAGTTGGGATTCATAATTTTCAGTCTTAGTATCCCAGAAAGAATTCATTTCAGTCATCATATATACTTTGTCTTTATAATTTTCAATAAAATAAGTACCATAATCTATTTGACTAAGATTAGGTTTTTCAGTCATAATCATATTCCACTTTTCTATATGTTTAGTGTATCTTTCTTCTTCCTCATCATACTCACCATCACCCCCACAATATGAACATTCTTCCTCATTTTCTCCCGAACCATTGCAGTCATCACAGGCAAATGTTTCATCTTCTTCATTACTAATTTCACCAGTACCTTCACAATAAGGACATTCATATGTTTCACTACCTCTTCCATTACATTCATCACAGGTTACACGATTTGTTTCTGTTTCATATTCACTACCTTCTTGCGCAACTTCTAAAGTAACAAAATACAACCCATCCCCAACATTTAATTTTTCAGTTAAAAAATCATTAACATTTAAATTAATGATAAAAAGAAATATTAAATCACTTTTTTCTTCAACATCCAAATTAAAAAAGTCTGCACCAAAGAAATCAAACATTTTTTTATATGGTTTACTATCATTAAATTCTACACCCCACTCATTATTAGGGTAAACATATTTCTTAACTTCGTTTTGTATTTCTGGATATTTTTTATTAAGGACATTTAAGTATTTCCTATAAACTTTATTATCTAAATAAGATAAATTACTCTCAGATTCTTTTAATATGTTAGTTAACTTAATCATTTAATTTTTTTATTCTAACTGTTAATTCACCAGTACCTTTAATTACTCTGTGATATACTTCTTTTGGTATAAGTACTGTTTCTGTTAATGGGATAGGTAGTTGGTTATCTAATTGAACCATCCAATCCGTATGTCCAACACTCTCAACAATCCTATCTTCTTTATCTCTATGCCAAACCAATTCACTATTCTCTACATTATCAGAAAATTTACGAACATAAAAACCATTTATTTTATTTTCTTCAAACGGAAAATCCATACTATCTTTTCTTACGACCTTGACAATGTGCTCTCTGAGAGAACCCTTTTGGGTTATTACAATCTATGGAATTTTTATATTCTTTACTCCACTTTTCATTCATCATATCACTATCATCTATATTCATAGATAACTCCATACCATACTTTTTACTTTCATTCATTAAGAAATCAAATACTTGATCCATATTGTTTTTTGCTTCCGCAATGTGATCTTGAGCCCAATCGTGTCCATTTTCTAAAACACCCTCAACCATTTCTGGATCCATATCTAATAATATATCACATTGTCTTCTCATTTGTTGTAAGTTTGAGAAGAACATATATCTATTTCCTCTATCGTGATGTTCATTACCTTGTACATTAATTTGGTCCATAGTTTTTCTAACCATGTTTTTAATGTCTTCTTCCGTTAATTTAACTATTCTTTTCATATCATTAATTTTTTATTTTTATTTACCACCAAGTACCTCCACCTGATAATCCTAATTGTTTTGCATATCTCGGTAATCTACAACTCCAATAACCAGCACTACATTTATCATTTTTCTGTGGACAATTGTGTCTATCTGAAAACGCCTTTTTAGCCTTAGGGTCTCTAAGTTTTACTGACAAATTTGATCCACCAGATTTTGCCCCAAAGGAAACTTTTCTAACCTTACCATTACACATCACATAAACATAAAACTTTTTACTACCACCTCTTTTAGGTTTACTCAACTCAACTGTCTTACCTTTATATTCTGCCTCATTTATTTCCATATACTCATTTGGTATGTCCAACCAAACCTTTCTACCCTCATAGATACCTTGTTTACCAATATCGGTTCTTATAATCTCCTCATCATTAAATGATAAATCAATTTTACCGTTTGTATATAATTCTCTAACTTCGTTTATTAAGTTAAAGAAAGATTCACTACCATATCTATAAACTGATTCAGTTAATGGTATTTCATTATCTATATGATATCTTAAACCTTCACTAATGATAGTCCTGTTTTCAGTAATTAACATTCTATCGTAGTTTAATGATTCATTCTTTTTAGGTTTATAGTTTTTAACTTTAATAGGACTTGGTGATTGTCCTTTTCCTGATTTACCATCATTTTTTTCTTTTTCTCTCTTACGTCTACACGCAGAATCTTTAGCCTCCTGACTCATATTCGCAGCAACACTCTTTGCCCTACAAACTGGATATCCACCTTTATCGGAATCACTTCTACCACACTCAGGATGTCCACCACCTTCTTTTTTTCTACATATGTTAACCCAAGGTCCTTGTGGTTGTTTAGTACCTTTACCCTTTTTTTTAGTACCAAACCAAACTGCCAAATCTTCATCTAATCTTTCCGCAACTTCTATATCGTCAAAATTATATGATTCATTTCTTTTACCACTGCAGTAACTTCCACTACATCTTTTTTGACCATCCAATCCTTTAATCTTACCTTTACATACCTGAACTGCATAACCATTAGCGTATGCAGAAGGATAAACATCGTATTTAGATTTTGCAGCACTTACACCTCTAGCACACAATGTATTTTTCTTTTTCTTTTTACCTTCATTAATTTCTTCAGTACTTTCTTCACTACCCAATTCTTTATGACTACTAGGCATTATAGATATACCGTATTTATTTAAAACCTTTTCCAACAATAGTGGTATTGCCATTGATACTGCTCCCATACCCATAACCGCAACTATCTTTACAATATCTTTAGACTGTGCCTTCAATAGTTTTATTTCATTTTCAGTTACTTCTTTACCACTTACAAGTTTTTGTAATACTTTAAGTAACTCAATTGTTTCACCCTTTTCTCTTTTCGCCACACTAACAAAAGTTTTCCAAGAATTTTTTAATTCATCACTTTTATCATTAACATACGATTTCATTTTTTTACCGAATTCATTAACCACTTTAGGTTCTTCATCCGCAAATAAACCAGTGGACTTACCATCATGTCTCATTTCTGATAGTAATCTTTTATATTGACTTACGTTTAATTTTATCTTCATTTTTTTATATATTTAATCTGTTCTATAAATATAATAAGTTACCCCATTATAATATTCTTCATTTTCACTACCATCATAACCAGATAAAGTATTACCTCTGTCTTCATTTTCTGCGAGATATCTCTCTAAACCAGACTCATCGAATGTACAATAATATTCTACTGCCTCCTTAAAACTTAACCCTAAATTATTTACAAAATAATCTACACCATCATTATCAATTTCACTAATTATCTCACTCACCATTGTGTCACGTAACTCTTCTCTCGCAGTGTCAAATAGTTCTCTTAACTCATCTCCCAATCCTTCATATGTAGTTTGTTTATCCGAAAGTTCTATTTCTAAGTCATTAATCTCTTCTTTCAATTCTTCATATTCTTCAGTACCAAAAAAATCTTCATCGTCATCTAACCTCTCTTCTAATTCACTTTCTTTTTCTTCTAAAAGGTTATTTAACTCATCAATTCTTTCCTCTAATATTACCATCCTTTCTTCATACTCTTCTCTACTGTCATATCCTGCCTCTGATATTACATCTTCTTCAGTCATATCATCGAGCCTATAATCTGCAGTTTCTTCTGCGTATTGATCAACACTATATTGGTCTAACTCTATAAAGTCATCAACGGTATATCTATCTATATTATCTACCCCACCAACTTCATCAACATACCCATCAAAATAGTCTTCCATCGCACTACTAACCTCATCGTCATCACCTACCGCATAAACCTCATCTGAAGTTAAATCCCTATAAGTATCTAAACCATGATGACTACCTTCGTGTTCTATTAAAATCGGTGGTATATCTAAAAACATTGACAAAGCAACTAATTCATTATTATATGAAGAAGTATCGTTCACACCTTCTAAATCTGCATCAGTTAAATTATCGTAATTACCTAATTCATCATAATGATTAGTATAAAGATGTAATATTTCTATTTTAGTATCTGTATCATCTATCGATAATTCATTAGATAGTATATCCCAAACTACGCTGGCATCCTCACCTTCACCCAACTTTTTATTAAGTAACTTTAAAACCCTTTTATAAAAGGGAGTTATTTCATTTTCTAATATTAATCTTCTCATCTAATAATCTATTTTAATCATATAATATGTACCATCATTGTCATAACCACCACCATACTTATAAACTTGCCCATAATCACTAAGTTGATCGAAATGAACGTGTTTTGATTCGTCATCAATAAATTCATCCCAATCGAATTTAAAATAAGGTGGTATTTCATTTATAACAATTCTACCCTTTTCATTAACTTCTATAAACTCATTTTCTAATAAATATTCGAAAATATCCATTTCTTTAGGTATTATATCTTTATCTTCAACATAAAGGTAACCTATGTAATTTTCTATACCAATACTTTGTATAATTTCATTTCTATCCCAATAACGATCTTTAAGAAATTCCTTTGTTGCGTCAACCATTTGATGGAAATCCCCAAAACAAAAGAAATTTTCTTCTTCATAAACATAATATATAGGCAAACCATAATATAATGAAGATTCTTTACTAATTAAAAATGGTGATGTTCTAAAATATTTAGATAAGATAATAACTTCATCGGAAAACATAGACTCCAATTCACTTTCACTTATTTTTACTAATGAATCAACATTTTCATAGTTACCTTCAGTATTGTACTCTACTATGAAAGTGTAAAATATATTCATCATATCAGAATATTCTGTCGTTATGAATTCTTTGATGAAATCAAATAATGGTATATATACAGAATCTACCTTTACCATAGACCCATCAAACGGGTACAATGAATTAGGTTTTTTTTCTAATTTATCTATAAAACGTCTCTGAATTGTATTGAGTACTCTCCTAATTCCGTTTCTATCTAACTCCTCACTTAATATTTCACTAAATTTCATTATTAACCTTTACATTTTACTAATAAATATTAATTTTTGAGTAAATAACCATATTTAATAATAAAAATAAATAAATGTTAATAGTACAAATTAAAAACGGTAACATCGAAAGAGGTTTAAAGGAGTTGAAAGGTAAATTCGTAAAAACCAAAATTGTGAAAGAATGTAAAGACAGAGAGGAATATTTAAAAGAATCTGTCAGAAAAAGAGAAGAGAAAATTAAGGCAATATATAATCAGAAAAAAAAAGAACAAAACAATTAACATGAATGAAGAAGTTTTATCGTTATTAAACGAACAAATATGGTTAGAGAATACGGCATCGTATTTTTACCTAAACCTATCTAAAAAATTTAGTGAAAATCATTATTACGGTATATCTAAATTTTTCCTAAATCAATCAAATGAAGAAAGAGAACATATGGTTAAATTGTTTGAGTATGTTTTAGAACAAGAAGGAAATCCAATAGTACCAAATTATAACTATATGGATGACGAAGAATTAGAATTTAATATCCTCTATCTTTTTCAGATGTCATTATCCAACGAAAGAAAGGTTACTAATTCAATTAATAAGATTATTAGTAAATGTAAAGAAGTTGGTGATTACACAACAGAAAACTTCTTACAGTGGTTTGTTACTGAACAAAGAGAAGAAGAAAATAAATTTAAAGAGATTATTGACAACTTAAAGATTGTCGGTAACGATAAGGTTGGATTGTATGAGATAAACAAATCATTAAACGTTTCTAAAACAATCTAAGAAATTTTAACATATATATAGATAGTTTCAAGGGATTCTACGAATTTAATTTCACCTAAGAATCCCTTTTTTATTGCTAAAAATTTGTAGATGTCATATATTCGATCAAAATTTGACATAAGTTCTTCTTCTTTGGTTTTACCAAGATAGAATAGGACACACCCCTTATTTTCCTTTGTTCCCATCTCCCCATATTTTAATAATAAATATCTGGGAGAATGGGAATATTGTTATATTTTATACATAAATTTCTAAGCCCTGTGATCAGGATATTCGTACCCATACCCATCTACCTCATTATCACGTACTTCATTATCAGGACCTATATTTGGTAAAAGTGCCTCCAGTTCCATTCTAATATTTCTATTGTGTGGGTAATACTCTTCATTTTGATTATGTGCCCTTCTAAGAAATCCATTGTCATCTCGTACCATATGTACTACTGGCACTTGTTCCTGTTCCATTATAGGTTCATCCATTGGTACTGGTTCTTCAAACCCCTCAAATTCATCTATCATCCCCAAACCAAACGACTGTCTATTTTTTGAGGTGTCTTCATCTTTTACATTAACGAGAATACCTCTATTCAACATATCAATAGTTATGAAATTATTAATCTTACTTTCATAAGTTTTTCTCAAATGTATCATATTGACATAGTTTGTAAAAATAGTAGAAATAATTCTGTGATACTCACTACTCACTCTATTACAATATGATAATAATTGTACTTCTTTATAAACTGAGTCTTCGACTAACCTTAGTTCTAAACCTGACATATTGTTCGGTGTTATAATTACAAATAGTTTAGTATCACCCTTTATAATTTTATCTTTATAATTTTGTCCAGGATTGTTCATACAATTTTTTAGTTTTTTACCCGCCCATTGTAAATCTAACTCAGTACTCAACTCTTTTATTTTTACACCTTCAGGTAAAGTTAAATCACTAAAATCTAATGGTTCATAAAGGTTGACGCAGAATTTCTCTTTATCTTTCCTAATACCCTCAACAATACTTTCATATGTAACTTTATAAAATTTATTAACGGTAGTTAAGTATCCTGATACTAATTCTGAAACCCACTCACCTTCGTTGTTATAAACCCGTTTAATCTCTCTACTTAAATTTAATGATTCTTGTAGGTTTAATCTATTCTTTGCGATATATGGTACTACCCATCTATCCTTATCCATAAAAGATTCTAATTCTTTAACGTGTGAAGAATCGAAATCACAGTTGTAGAAATTATTATCCACCAAAGAGATAACCTTACATAGGTAGTAATCACCCATAACAACTTTCTCCGCCTTAGACTTTAACTTTTTATTAGTTTTACCCTTAACTATGTTATATGCGTTCATGAATGTTAAAGGGTTGAAACTGATACCGAATAAAACTTTTCTGATCTCAGGATCTACATCAACATATTTTTTGGGTGTAAGTGTCCACATTATATCATTGTTTTTAGCCCAATTACTTAATACCTCTGTTGGTATATTCGCATTTGGGTTCAACCAATTTGCCACATGATTAGAGTTATCAACCTGACTAACACCATTTCTTAAATTCCACATACTCTTCTTATGATCGAAGAATTTAGTTAATTTAAAATATTCTCTTATTTTATTGTAATATGTGAAATACATTTCTTTATACTTTGTACTAAAATATAAACCAAAATGTCTAGGACTTAAATTGATTATGTTTTCCATTAATAACGGTTGAGATAACAGATTCATTGACTCCTCAACATTACAATAACATTTAAGTTCATCTAATTTTTTAAACAATCTAATGGCAGTGTGTGCTGGCGTATAAATTGCAGTAACCTCTAACTGTTTGTTATTAAGGAAATTCTCAAAAGATTCTGTATAACACATAGTGTTATTATCTAAATCAATCCCAACTTGACAACAATTAAAATCGAATCCGTTAAGGATATATGAATAACCAACATTTTGTCGAGCCGAATGTATAAATATCGTATTCAAAAACCCTTCTCTTTCCACAGACGCTATTTGATAGTTACTTCCGTGATCGTAGGATAATTTAGTAACCATATAACCATCACCCTCAATGATTAATTTATTTGATCTCAATGGTGTAGTTACGGTACGGAATAACATATTATCAGTATCGTCAATAAAAATATCTAAGTCATTAATAGGGTATTCTCCGTCCCACACATAACCCATTAGTGTATTCGCAACTGCCCCACCAGATAAAAATCCTTTATTGGGTATCTCACCGTACTTAGATAAATCATTAAGGATTCTATCTACAATGTTTTTTTCTTTTAAGATGTCACTATTCATATTATTTATTTTTATAGTTTTTATAAAGGAAATAAGATGGTATTACTATACCTAAGAATACAATTATATAAAAAATTATTGGGAAAATCAAAAGTATTGCAACAATACTAAAAAAAACTAAAACTGCAATTAAAACAAATGTTCTAATTTGACTTCTATCCAATTCGTCAAAATCAAAATTAAACATAATATTAATAATTAGTATAATAGTCTCTTAGGTACTTTGAAACTTCTTCGTAAATATCTTTCTCACCAATACCACCAATAAACATAGTTATAACCATTTCACTGACTTCTGCACCCATCTCATCAAACTCATCTTTAAAAACATCGTCATCGAAGTCACCAAATTTATCGTAATCTACATTACTGTAATACCCATTACCATAACTTTCATTTAATATAGGTTTAACCTCAACTTTTTTATGGATATATTTTTTGCTACTTAATTTAGAAATAAGGTTTACACCTGCAACCAAAGAATCCTCAACCTCACTAATCACTACAAATTCCAAATCACTGTGTTGTCTGTAATAACCACAACCTAAATTCAAACAGTTAAAGTCATATTTCTTAGCCAATTGATTAACATCGGTAAATGGGTCAATACTAAATTTATGGTAACCCGATTCATTTAAGACACCTTTAATCTCAGTTTTAAAGTCTTCATCGAATAATTTAACACCACTACATACTTCCGTTATCCAGTTTGATGATGGTGCGTCGAATTGGATTGCATATCCCACATTCTCAAAGAATCTATCATCAGATTCCTTAGAACCTAACATCCCTATTTCTTCCTCAACAAAAAAGGCACCCTTTAATTTATCAAAGTTGTTGAATAACTCTAAACAAACATAGACACCACATTTATCATCACCACCAATACCAGTTTGTTTATCCGTTTCTGGGTGATGTGCAGTTAACACACCTAGATTATCTTCTTTAATGGTTAACCTAACTTTATTTTCAATTAGATTTCTATGTGTTCTATGTACGGTGTCCATATGGGAAACGACACAAGGAAAATATTCGTCCGTAGAATCTAACATACCCTTAGTGAGATAGAGATTACCTTTTTTATCGGTGTAATACTCTATGCCGTTAGTTTTTGCAAACTCTATAATGTAATCTCTAACCATACTTTCATCACCAGATATTGATGGTAGGGACAAAACTTCTTTCAAAAAATCTAAATTCATATGTTATATTTTCTACAAATATAGGCAATGTTTCGCAAACTACCAAATTTTTAGTGTGAAATATTTACAATTAAAAAAAATAGATGATATTTATATTAAAATAATACTATAAAAAACATTAGAAATTATGGGATGCGGATGTAAAAACAAAAAACCAGTTGCTAAACCAGCAGCACAAAGTAGTAATCAAACCACTACACAACAAACCACACAAAACAATAACGGTAAATAACGTTTAATTACGTTAATTGATTTGCGGGCCCTCTAGTCGGACTTACACCCCACGGTGTACTATCTATAGGGTTCGCAGGTCCTCTACCAACATCGGTAAGTGGCCAAACTGTAGAAGATCCACCTGCAGGTGCATCTCCACCAGCCGCATCTTCTTCGTCTAATATCTCTTCAGTATAATCATCTACACCGATACCATATTCGGTAACAACGAAACCATACCCACCTTCTTTATCGTAATAACCTAAGTATATACCTTTATCATCGTAGGCAATAGTTTCATATTCCTTACTATCAAAACTTAACCTTTTAGGATCATTACCTACCCACTTAAGTATCATTCTATACCATTTCTTAGGATCACTTACGGTTTCACCAAATTCTCTTAGTAAAACTTTTTTATATTGACTTTCAGTTATTATTATTTTCATATTTTTAAATTTACTCTCCAATCAACCTCATCTTCATCACTCCAATCCACATCTCTAAAATTATCTAATGTCATCTCCTCCATTATTTCTCCATCATCAGGTAAATCAAAATCTAATTCAGGATTCATAAAATCTAAAGAATTCGTATCTAAATACATTCTTTCATAAGTACCATTTTCTACCTTATTTATTGCATCTTCTTTTGAATTGGCAGTAACTTCAACAAATCCATCTATATATGTCCTACAAGATACTACTGTTGGCATATTAACTGCAATTTTATATGTACCTACAAATTCTATTGGTTCCCCAATTAGACTATCATATTCTGTGATAGGTAATGGTCGGAATTTATTTTTATAGTTATATAAAAGGATATTAGTTTCATGATCAGACAAACCTAAATCCCCTTTAATTATTTTTTTCATTCCCTCGTCAGATAAGTTTTTCTTACCTAATAATTTAAATACCCTAACCATATATTGTTGGAAGGTGTCCCCTAACCTACCGTAGTTTTTATCTTCAGTAAGTAATCTGTTGTATTGTGTTTCGGTTAATTTTATTTTCATAATTACCCATTAAAGTATATACTATCTAAATCAAAATCTATTTCACTTAGATTCTCATAGTCCCAATCATAATTTCTCTCCCAATGTATGTCTCGATCATCATAATCGATTTCACCATTTTCATAATCTATCTCAACATCCCCACCATCTATCTTTTCTTGAAAATTTTCATAACTAGATGCGTATGCAGATATACTACCACTACCGTAACCAGTTAAATATCCTGTCCAACTTACTGAATGTGGGAGATTCATTTTACCGTAATATTCTAAAGGTATTCCCACCAAAGATTTCCAATCATCAGTATTATTAATATTTTCCCATATAACAGTACTATAATTATGTGTTAGTAATATAACTTCATCGTTTTCATATCCAGTCAAAGTTCTTAACTCTTCCGCAATCTTTCTGAATGATTGGGACTCTATAGGATTTTTCATTCTGAGGTAATCACCACTAGGTTCAAAGTTTTTATTTTTTAATACTATGAATATTTTTGCAATAACAGGTGTAACTTTATTATCAATATTGGTAAAATCAACGTCACCACTCAAAAATTCTTTATCATTTTCTTTAAGTAGTCTTTTATATTGATTCTCTGTTAACCTAATTTTCATTTTAATTACCTTCTTCTTCTTCTTTTTTATTGTCTTTTCTATGAGTACCAATAGTTTTAATAACCCCTAAGAATTTACCACCGAAGGTATATCCTGCAAAAAGAACCATTGCATATTCAAGTGCATCAATAATAATTTTAAATTTTTCAATATCTAACTGAGTAGTTTTATTCATACCAGCAACCAATAATACACCTAATGTAACATAGTAAGCAATAATCGCCCATAACAGATATATTCTACTTTGAGAATATATTCCTTTTTCTGTTAGAATATCTTTAAAGATTTTCATAATTTTTTGTATTAATTTTCTCACACAAAAAAACTTTATTATTGTTATTATCTATAAATATTCTATAAAATAAAAAAACCCACATCAGTGGGTTTTATTTTAAAGTACTTCTTTTATTCTATCTGTTAACATTTGTTCATTAAGTACACCACTATTTCTCCATATTGGTTTACCTTCTTTAAATAATACTAATGTTGGTATACTTCTTATTTGGTATTTAACTGCCAATTCCCTTTCCTCGTCAACATTAACTTTAACAACCTCTAAGTTTTCATTTTTACTTTTCACTTGTTCTATCACTGGGTTCATCATTTTACATGGACCACACCAAGCCGCCCAAAAATCAACCAAAACTGGTTTATCGGATTTTAAAATTTCATCTAAATTCATTTTTTTTATTTTTTATCTTTTTATTATTATATAAATATAAAAGGGGGGTACAAAATGTACCCCCCCTTCAAACAAAAACTTTAGAGAATTAGGCTTTCTCACCTACCCACTTAACTACAGAATTAAGTCCATAAATTTGAGTTATCTTTTGAACAAATCTTTTAGGATTTTTTCTAATGTAACTTAATGATTCTGTAGGGACATTTGTTTTAGAGGGTCCGAATAGAGAAAGTAATTCCTCTTCTCTGTTTTTAACTGCCTTTTGAGACACTTTTTTGACGTTTTTCATAATGTGATTATTAATTTTTTATAATGTTAATGAAAAAAATCTACAATGTCAATACCCCTAATAAAATTATTCTACCTCTAGAATTTCAATATCAAAAATTAGTTTTTTACCAGCCATAGGGTGATTAGCGTCTATTGTAACACCATCATCAGTAATTTCTGTAACAGTTACCACCATAGTACCTCTTTCACTCTCAGATTGTAAAACGTCACCAACACTGACACCCATAGGGAATCTACCTTTCTCTAACGTAGTCACTAAACCATCTAAGTATTCTCCATACGCATCTGAAGGTTCAATTTCTACGGTGACTTTATCACCAACACTTTTATCTAAAATACCTTTTTCAAAACCAGGAATTAAATTACCTTGACCTAAAATAGTTCTTAATGGTTCTCTTCCTTCACTTAGTGATGAATCGAATACTGTTCCGTCCTCTAATCTTCCTGTGTAATGGACTGTTACACTCTTATTTAGTTCAACTTTACTCATAATATTTTTTTATTTAATTATATAATACTCCACCACATAGTAAAGTATTTTATAGACTTATTTCAAATCTGTCTTTCATTATCTGAATTTTGTCTTCAGGTACACCGTGTTCATTTATACCATTATGTCTGTTCTCTACGATTATTGAAAACACTTTATATTCATATTGTTTCGCCAACTCATAATAACGATCCATTTCCCATTCTTGTGTGAAGGTATTCGAAACGGCAATCTCTCTGTAGAAGTTATCATTAACCAACGAATCCTTCATATATGTTTCGACAGTATCCTGACAAAATTTATGGGCATCTTTGATTTTGGTAAAATCAAAATTATACTCCCCAGTTTCTTTATCGACAAAATATTTGTCTGCCTCACAAACTAAGAAATCGTCTCCCACTAATCTTTTAGCGAATGTAGATTTACCTGAACCAGGTACACCTCTTACAATATATAAAATTTTTTCACTCATCGTTTTAAAATTAAATAACCTATCACCAAAAAGATAATGAATAATAAGAATGGTATCCACAAAGGACTTGTGATCCACCACCAACTCCAATCAATATGGTTTGTCAATTTTAAAACCATAAAAATAAGGAAAAGAACCATCCCGATTCCAATTCCACTAGAACTACTTTCTCTACTCATATATATTAATTTAATTTAAATTCTTTTTTCGTGATGATCCTTTGGTAAGGATAATTTTCTAATAGGTTGGTTTTTAACGATAGATAAAACCTCGTCCAAAGATATTGGGTGTAAGTTGTTACCGTCTACTCCAACATCTAATGATTTACCCTCACCCAATCGTAAATTAGGTGGTAAATGTACGTGACCGTGTAAATGAATTACACCGTCATTCATACTATCCCAAGACGCAATTGGATAGTGCATACACACAAAAGAGTATTTATCCATTTGTCCTTTACCAACAATAGATGGGCGACGAATATCTAAAAACAAATAATCGTGTGTAGAACTGAAGATATCCTTTATGTCTTCTTTATTATTACGAATATGGTGATCGTGATTACCATACGTTAAATGAATGTTCTTACAGACAATACGATTACGGAATTCAGAAATTTTTTCAAACCCACCAAAACTCCAATCGCCTAAATGGACTAACACATCATTTTCACCAACAACTTCATTAATATTATTCACCAATGCATCATTCATCTGACTAAGAGACTTAAACTTACGAGTTAGATTCTCCGCACCAACCCAAGTTGTAGTCGCAGAACAAATATTAGCGTGATTGTAATGTGTGTCACTTGTAAAAAATATACGTTGACCTTTTTCTAAAACTAATTTCATATTGTAAAAGTAATGATTAATTTTTAATTATCCAAACAATCAGGTAAAAAAAGTAATGTTGGGTTCTTTTTTTGTATGTCTACGTCAGGATACTTATCTTTGAACTTCTTTACATCGAACTTTTTTGTGATTAAATGGTGTCCATTTTTAGTTGGTATAATTGCCTCTATTTTGGGTCCAACTTCATGTCCAATTGGCATTCCTACCTCGTCAAATTTAACTTTGGTAATTGGATCACATTTATATTCAATAAATGCTATCATCACAGGACTATAAAGGTGTTCACCATCTACATCTACAATCCATCTCTTCTCCTGTGTTTTAATTTGTCCAACAACAGAATCAAACAAACCTTTCTGATTTGTCACACCGTCTCTAATACGTTCCGCAAGTAATGACAACATATTCAAAGAAACATCATTATGATTTTGTTTCTGAACGTGAATGTATGCCCTAGCCTTAAACATCTCACATAATTGTTTTACCTCATCGTATCTTCTTTCTAAATGTTCTACCGAATCAATACAATAAGTTTTGATAGTACGAACTGATTGGTGGTTATCTCTTTCACCTTCTGGTTGATCCTTCTTTCTTTTAAAGACATACAACATATAAAAGTCACCTTTTTCTGTGAAATTTAATAACGGTTTAATTAATTCTATATTATCTATCATAACTTTTTAAATTCTGGTTTAAGTGCCTTCCAAATAATCTTATCATAATCTTTTCCATCCCACATCGCAAACATTATTGCCTTAACGATTGGGTGTTTATCTTTAATAAATTCCGCAAACTCTTTCTTAGTCGGTTCCACTTCTATGTCACCATATTTACCAAACCTAAAGTAATCATATGTTTTACCTAATTGATTCCAGTATTGGTAATACCCATAGTTTAAAGAACTAACATATAATTTAATTTTATTGTAGAATTCATCTGGTACATCTTTTAATAACTCCAACACATCTTTACCCTCACTTAACATTTCCCATATTGCAGTGGTAGATACGTTAGTCATTATCTTATGTAGACGAAGATACTCCTCACCCTTAACTTTCATCCTATCACCGTTAGAGAACTGAACAACGAAACCTTCTTCATCGTCTCCTATCATTCCCTTCAATAATGAATAGTCTTTTATACCATCGTATTGTTTTACTACCTTAAAACCAATATTAGTTATTAAATTTTTTAATCTGATATCATTCTCTTCATTACATAAATCAACTTCATAACCAGTTTTAGTTTCTATCATACCCAATAAAACCAAATCCTCAAATGAGTATTTTACCACAATACGATTCTCATCATATATTATCTCAAACAGATATGTATAATCTTTATGAAGTTTCTCATAGCCATAGTTCTTCAACATCTCAAACCCTTTAACTGCCTGATCAGAAGTAAAGGAACCTCTAGTCGCCAAAACCCAAACATCATTATAAGAAAATAGAATACCCAAAGAACCATCCATCTTTTCGTAGACACTAAATTGTTCTGTAGGTGTATGTCTACCCTCTTCTATGTTAAAGAATTTACGGAATGGTCTTGCCACAATATCCCCATTAGAGTTTGTAACTAATCCACGACACATTAATGTGATGTCATCCCATAGTCCTTCGTACTGAACCTTTTCAGAATAATTCCAAATATCTAAATCCAATGTCTGATGGGATTGTCTGTATAACAATCCATCCTCTTCATATTTTTTAAGTATCTCTTTCATATCCTTATTTTTCAAATGTTGGTTTTAACCACATATCCCCACCAAACATAATGTCCAAAATTTTAGGGTTAACTGTTTTTATTCTAGAAAACAATTCCAAAGACTTTAACGTATCGTGTTTTAACATCTTTAAAAGTTCTTCTCTGATTCTTTCCTTTGATACTACCAGCTCTAATTTATCTACAACACTATCCATTAAACAAGTCTCCCAAATCGTAGGTGATATCTCAAAACCTTTGGTGATTGAGAATCTAAATGCCCTAATCAATCTTAATGGATCATCTAACATAGTTACTCTTGCATCTAATGGAGTTAACAGTAGTTTATTTTCTAATGCCCAAATACCATCGAACAAATCTATAATTGCACCGTTCTCATCTTTCGCCAATGCGTTCAACGTAAAGTCTCTACGAACCAAATCATCTTCCAACCTACCCAATTCTAAAATAGGTTTTCTTGTACCTTCAACATATCCCACCTCTTTTCTTGCGAGAACAAAATCTGCAACCAAACCATAATGGAAGTGATCTTTAGGGAACTTTGCCCTAATAGTAAAACAGTCGGGTGTACTTAAGAAAATAGTAAATTCCTTATGTAATAGCCAATCAGTCATTATTTGGAATCCCTCCTCTACGGTTCGATTCAAATTGTCTAAGACAAATGTAAAATCGATGTCGTTTGTTTCCACACCCATCAATTCATCTCTAACACAACCACCTACTTCATATATTTTTGGCATAATTAAAAATTTACATTTACACATTCCTCACCATTCCAATCGGCAGTAACTCTATCCCATATACCCTCAGTATCTCTATAAATTATATCCATTCCAACAATACTTTCACCAATTACTTCCCTTATCTCAGTTAGGACATTTTCAAAGTTATTCGTCACCGACATAAAATTACCATACCACTCATCAACAATCTTTAATTCATTACCATCAATGGTGAAACTATAGTTTGACTTTCTCATATGTTATTATTGAAGAACAAATATAGTAAAAATGTTTTATATAAACAAAAAAAAGGTGATTAAAAATCACCTTATATCGAAATTATTTAGTTTCTTCTTTCTTTTTGGTTTTCCTCACCTTTTTTTCCTTAACTTCCTCTATCTCATCATTAGGTATTTCTATTAATGCGTATTCAGGAAAAAACTGATTCATACCGATACCCACACAAACTTCTACAAATTTTTTGTTATTACTCATTTTTTTATTTTTATTTTTTGTTATCAGGTTAATACTTTATTTTTAGTAGTCAGGGTAGGATTCGAACCTACAATGAGCAACCTTTTTACGGGATTCGGCACCGCGCCTCATTACACTCCTGACTAAATTATGATGATAGTGTTGGGATACCCATCTCGTCCCAATCTTAACTGCTTAACCCTAGTTTTACGATGCATCGGCAGGGGGTGCTGAATTCCGAATCCATTCTGAATTGTCGACATCCGTTGAATGGGGAAAACCACTATCATTATCTTACTATGTGGTCCCTGTTGGGATCGAACCAACCACCTACTGATTATGAGTCAGTTGCTCTAACCGAATGAGCTAAGGGACCTAATGGGTAGAATCAGACGCGTTCTGTCTACCGAGACCTTGTCGTTAACTTTCGTCAGAGCGGAACAAGACACTATTAGTGATCCCGAATGGATTCGAACCATTGACCTACTGCTTAGAAGGCAGTTGCTCTATCCAGCTGAGCTACGGGACCAATTTTAAAAGATGATGAATGACTTTATCAGGAATCTCGCCTTCGACTTCACACACCATTAGAGAGTCGGGAATTACGACAATACAATTAAGAATGTCAACCTATCCTTAGTGTGTACCCTTGCGTCACGTCTCTCCACGCTTATCATTCTACGCTTTGTATCACCTTTTGTAGTCGGGGCGGGAATCGAACCCGCACGGACGCAATGTCCATTGGATTTTAAGTCCAACGTGTCTACCTATTCCACCACCCGACCAAAAGTATTAACCAATAAATTAAAGAACATTCTAGTACTGCCACGGGGAATCGAACCCCGCTTTTATGGATGAAAACCATAGGTCCTAACCGATAGACGATGGCAGCGGTTTGCGGTGCGTATGGGATTCGAACCCATGACCTCTGCCGTGACAGGGCAGCATTCTAACCAGGCTAAACTAACGCACCATACCCCCTTTATTAACCCCATTCTGATTATCTTTATACTACAATCAGACGTTACTAATGTAGTCCTTATCGTATTGTCTGACACCACTATCATATTACCCTAGTGACTTAGGCATCCACAGTGAGGAGTTAGGGGGACTAGTATTATAAAACCAACAGGACTATCAAACACCTTTACTCCGTAGTCTTAGTATTTTATCGACTTTAAGAGATCTGTACTCGATTCTTTTCGATTAGACTTTTAATCCTTATCGATTATACCTTTCCTCCCAGACTTCGTATTCTTTGCGCAAACCTATCCGAAGTTCAAAGGGTCAGGTCCTTTAGTGATGAAAAATTAGTCATCTTATTTGATAGAACACTGTTGGTTTAAATATGTTTCAAAGAACGCTTTCTTTTTTTCTTTTACAATTATAACTACTATTTTTTAAAAAAACAATAGATATGACAATTATTTTTCAGATATTTTATCTAAGATTTTAGACAAAGAATGGACTATCTGAGATTTAATCTCATTCTCATAACCCATTCTAAGATCTTCAGTCTTTTCGTTATAACTACGAATAAGTTTATTCCAATCTCTGTCAGATAATTTGACATCATAATGGTAAACATGATTAGTGATACTAACCTGACGATCCTCTAAAACGACAAACAAATTAAGTGTTGCGTTTTTGATGTACCTTTTTTCAGATAGAGGTGCAATCATAAATTTAGAATCTTTGTGAGATATCATCTTTCTACAGATGGCATTACAAATAGCCTCATTCTGAGTTTTTTCCTCTTTAGGTTTTAGGGCTCTGTAATGTATCCATAAAGTATACTTCACATACATTCTTTTCCAAAGTCTTTTAAAAAAATTTTTCATAGTTATTTGTTTTATTTAGACAAAGATACAAATAATTTTCAATCTACCAAATTTTTTTTTATTTTTTTTAGTTTAGTACGTTATCCCCTATTATCAATAAAAATTAATATCTCACTATAATAGTTAATAAAATCATCACTCCAACAATAATTGGTGATGTCTATATCATCTAAACTATATATTTTAAAGTCTGTAAACACTCTTAGGTATACGTCTCTAAACACTTTAAACTTATCTTTTAAGTCTTGTGTATTTAAGTGCCACTCACCAGATATTTTTCTTACATTTTCTTTAATCCAAAATAAATTCTCTACAGTAAATATATCATATTCACCACCTTCACAGTCTGTCTTAAGAAAATCTATTTGTTTAATATTATGATCCTTAATGACTTTAGAGAATGTTGTGGAATATGATTTATTATTAGTGGTGTCCTCAAACAGATATTCAAATTCCATCTTACCAACTTTGTCCGTTATACCTTTATTGATGTAGGTTACAGGACCGTGATTAGTATTTAAAACTAAATAAGGGAATTCGGATAAACTAGGTTCAAAACAAAAAATATGTGATGGGTTCTTTTCAATTATATTAAATGTGAACGGTCCGATACTGGCACCAATGTCAAACACGACATCTCCTTCTTCAACATCAAATACTCTAGTGTAGATACTTCTATCAAACAATTCATTAGTGATGTGTTCTTTAAACACTTCATTCGTTTTACCCCAATTAAAAATTTTATCCATTATATTTTTTCTTCTTTAAACATTTTTTTTATTTCATCAGATAGTTTGTCATAATCCATATCAAATTTATCTGACATAGAGTTAAGTATTCTTTTATTACCGTATGGTGAATTTCCAGGAACTGACCAATTCCTACTAGTCTTTAAATGGTTATAAAATAATACATATGCATTTGCCTTTTTAGTATATGTGGGTACATCAATGGGTAGATTCCATTTTTTAATCATCTCCACACTCCTCTTCTCATTATCCAATTCCAAATCTCTGGCAATATCAATGTGTGATCTAATACCCACAATTTTTTTATCTTTGTTACCTAACCATTCCCACATTTTTTCTAAGGAAACACTTGCCCTATCCCACAACTCTATTTTATCTAACCACTGTGTCATATGACAGAACTCGTGAACTAAAAGTTCTAAATAATCTTCCCTACCTTTGGCATACGCCAGTGTTGGCGGTTTGGTATTATCATCAAAAAAACCTGCACATTTAATATTGTCAGTTAACTTGATATATCTCCTTTTGTATTCTTTTACTTTCACACCATGTTTCTTACATTCACTCTCTACATACTTAATGAAATTTTCCACATTAGTGTTTTTACTCATCTTTGTCTTTGTTTTTATGTTTACTCTTTCTATTATATAAATTTTTAGGGGTTTCTGATCTAGCCACAAAACGACCATCAAAGAAACCATCCTCTATTTGTTGGTGTCTTTCTTGAGTTCTTTTCATTTTATGTTGATCATACTTTTTCATAACCTTAAAATTCTTTGTCTAACTTTTCAATCTTTTCAACTTCTGGTTTATCCATCACACATTTAATTTTTGTGGATGAGTCATCTTTTCTATGTGAAAAATGAATATGAGAATCAACAGTCATATCTGATCTATGCGGATTTCTTTTCCACCTTTCATTTCGTATTACTTGTACAATATCAAATGACATTCTACAACTATCATCCACATTTTCATTATAGATACCCCAAGAACCATTTCTAGTCATTAATGGATCATTAATCAACATGTTACGAGGTTGCACTAACATCTCATCAACATTATCTCTAATATTATGATACCTACCATAATCAGTACTCAATTTCACATCTTTTAGTTTCTTCCATTCCTTTTCCTTACACCAATGTCCAGTTTCTTTACTAACAGAACCATTTATTAACGCCTTACCATCTTTAATCTCTAATATTTCACCTTGTGGAGTTCTATCCCCAACCTCTGGTTGTCTTTTAGGTCTACAAACTTCCTCTAAATATACTTCAAAGGTTGGGTGATCTTTGATAACCTCAAATTGCCCAATACCTACTCTAGAGTAAAAGTCTAATGCCTTTTCTACTAACCAAAGTTGTTCGTCAGTTAATTCTAAATTATTCATTTGTTTTGTCTTTTAAATATTGTTTTACATATTCATACGTTGATTCAAATGAGAAACAAATAGGGTTACCATTTTCATCGTGTGCACCATAAGATTTCACAGGATCACTTTCGATTACTTTACCAGACACACTATCTATTGTTGGGTATTTAGACCAATCTTTTTGTCCCCAATCATTTTCAAAAATAAACCAATTTATCCAATCAATCCCTTCTTCAGTATAATGTGATTCTAAACAGGACTCAAACATAATATATACGTTATCCGACATACGGTACTTACCCTCTAAAAGATCGAAACCAATATCATATAATTCACTAATGTCCTCACTAATTTTTTTATATGACATTAATATTTTTAAAAATTCTTCGTAAGTCATAATCTTTTAGTATTTAAAATTATTTTATCGTCTATTTTTTCAATAGACTCTACAATTAAACCTTTTAAGTCATCATGTATATAACCCATATCCATACCTAGTCCAATATATGGTCCACCCATAGGATCAACTGCAGTATATTTTGGATTACCATTTTCATCTAAATTAAATAGAGATCTGTAAAAATCCCCACCTTTCATTTCAAATGATTCACCTTCACCAATGAAACTAATAGTTTCATCATGTCTATTTTTAAAATTATATTCCATCTTTCTTATTTTTTATTTTCATATATTCCCCATCACAAAGAGTTCTATACCAACCTATGTCAGTTCTTAAAGTTCCTGGTTCGCCAGTTACTTCACAAATTTCATAACTCTTATTTTCTGCCTCTGTTATTCTTTTGAATATTTCATCACTACCACCATTAATATAGAACCTTAGTCCTCCGAACTTTTCTTTAACTTGAGTTACTTGTTTATCCCAACCCAATTTAATTAAATCTTCTATAAGTTCTTTGATGAGTTTTAACCACCCATTGTCCACTTCAAAATAACCACAATCTTTAATTGGTGGTTTTTCAGTTCTCCAACCGTTTTCTAATCCACCTATAGAAATTAGAAAATCATTCATTTCTTCTTCTGTCATATATTTTATTTTAAACTATAAGTCTATCGATATCAATACCTCTTTCAGATAATTGTTCATTCAATTTTTCAAAAACTGAATCTATTCCATCATATACTGTAAGTTCCTCACCTTTTTCTTCTCTCCCTTCGAATTCATAATATAATCTTTTTTTAATATTATAAACCATTTCAAATAGGACCAAAGACATATCAGTAGACTTAGTACATCTTTCGAATTCCATTTTATCGTCAAAATCTGTTAAATCAAATTCCAATTTTGCTTTACTCATAATAATTTAATTTTTATTTCCAAAATAATTGTATCATTAATATTAAAAATGATAAAAATAAACAGACATATGTTTTTGTTGTCAAAGGCTCATCAAATACTTTCCAACTTAATAATGTAAATACCATTGCCCCAATACTGAACCCTATCAATCTGGACGGCCACATTTCACCATTAAATGCGGTTATCATATTTTTTACTGAATACATAAATAACATTGAAATTGGGATACCTGCCAATACTGTTAACCAGTAATTATCTCTAATCCAATTATATTTAAGTTGTCCTTGTAGTTGGAAGAAAGTTAATATTTGCGCAAAAAACCCAACCAACATACCAACTAAAAGATTATTTTTATTTATCATTTATTTTTTTATTATTTAAAAATATTATGTTTTTCAAATTCATCGTCTAATTCTTTTTGTATCTTTTTATCGTTAATGAATTTAGAATCTTCCCACGCCTCTTTAATATCACCCCATTTTATCCACAACCTAAAAAAGTCATATATTAGTTTAATTTTATTCACCCTTTAATAATTTTTCTTTACAATAATTATAAATTTCTTTAGCCCTATCATACTTATCCACTCTTTCATTCCAAATCACAGTAACAATATAATAAGCCTCCCAATAACTACAATTTTCAATTACATTTATATACTCCTCAACAGGAACACCCAACTCTTGTGCAATTCCCTGATCCACCATATTAAATACACCTATCATATTATTTTAAAAATTTAAGTATTTTATCTTTAATCCCTGATTGTTTAATACCTTCATGTCCTCTTGGCGTTAAAACAAAATTATCCAATCCCCAATCTTTCCAATCTTCACCATTCTTACCCATATCTAGATCATCAACCGCAACCCAATGTGTAATCTCAGGATGATCGTGTAGATATTGTTTTATCTCAATAACTCTAGTCATTTCTAAATCCCATCTCGGTGACCATATCCAAACCATATCATTGTACCAATTACACTGTCCTAAGTTTGGTGTTAAATCTATTGGCTTTTTAATAATACCCTGAGATTCGTAATACTCACCCATCTCTTCTAAGTTTGCCCATCGTTTCCAATCGGATGAGGTGACAATCTCAGTACCAGTTTCTTCTATAATTTTATTAAGAATCTTAATTGCTTTTTGATTGAAGTTATCAAATCGGTACTCCAAAGGGAAATCCCCCATAGACATAGATAACTTACGACCATCCCATTTTTCTTGTTTCTTACGTCTCCCACCCCATTCTGAAGATAAACAAATTACCCCATCATGATCTAAAAATATAACTTTCATATATAAATTTTATTATCTAAACAATATTTTACAATATAGTTTTTTAAATTGATTATTGTTTCTTTAAAATCCACTCTTTTGAATTCATTCTCCCATCTTTCACCTTCATTATCCTCTTGTAATAAATCGGAACAACTTTTACTAATCTCAGAAATAAGTTGTTTAAGTGCTACAGTCTGATCAACTACTTGATTATTCTCAATAACCAAATCTTCCAATTCTCTACAATACTCAACTAACTCCATAACTTCAGGTTCATCCATTAGTGTGGTGTTATTTTTGAATATTTGGTTGATTGACTTCATACGAATTCCATTTCATTTGTTTCAGTATCCCAAATCACATTAACAGGTTTGTTTCGATATTCGTATCTATCATTTAACACTGACGCATTAATATAATGCGTATTACCATCAAACACATACCCATAACCCTCATGTATGTGCCCAAATACGTGAATTTTTGGTTTTATTTCTTCAACACGTTTCATAAGTTCTTCACACCCAACGTTCTCATTTCCATAACGGACATAATCTAACTTCCCAAAAGGTGGACCGTGAGTGATAAGAATATCCGTATCCACAGGAATCATATCCCATTTCTCTTTTAACTTTTCACCTCTAGGTAAATTAAATGCCCAATTAAAAAACTCTGGTTGCCAAGGTGTACCATAAATTACTAACTGTTGATCTTCATCGTCCCAAAGATCCATTCTTTCGTCCTGAAGATATTCAACGTTCTTATATCCTGTTAATAAACCTATTAGTTTTTCATAATCGTTCTCAAACCCAAAATCGTGATTCCCCGCAATAAAAACTTTAAAGTCGTAATTGTCTATACTATCAAACCACTTTAAAAAGTTTTCAATCTCAGTAATATACCCTCGACTAGATATGTCACCCGCACAAATAAGAATATCTCCACCAGTTAAAAAACTGTTTAGTTTTTCGTGTTTGGTGTGTGTATCACTTATAAATGTTATTTTCTTTTTCATAATTAATCAAAAAAACCACCAAAATATAATAATGTTAGATGTATTGTTACACCTATCATAGTAACAAAGACACTGTGATTCCCTTCTTTTGGTTTACCGTGTAAATAAGAAGAAATCATTAAGTTAAGTCCAATAAGACTTAGTAAGATAATTTGTGGAACCCCCATAATATATAATTTAGTAAACAAATATAGTTATTATTTCCCATAAAAACAAATGTTTTAACATTTTTATAGTACCAAAGGTGAGATTCGAACTCACAAACCTTTGTTTCTAAGACAAAGAGGTATACCTATTCCCGTCACTTTGGTATTTTGAGCAGGTGGAGAGAATCGAACTCTCGTCCTCTGATTGGAAGTCAGACATAATAAGCCACTATACGACACCTGCATAATTAGTTTACCTAATTTTTAATTTTTTAAAGATATTGATTATCTTTTTGAGATTGAGATTACTTCTCCTACTCAAAAGAAAGTTCACATTTTCTTTTGATGATTTAAACGTTCCTTTTACTACTACTTTCATATTATTTATTTTTTGTGGATACATCTCGGCTTCGAACCGAGGACTCCTGAGTGCAAATCAGGTATGATAGCCAGCTTCATCAATGACCCATTAGTTGCGGGGGAGGGACTCGAACCCACGTAGTTCGGCTTATGAGACCGAGCTGGAACCACCTCCAGTCTACCCCGCAATTTTTAATTACACCGAATTCGGTATATTTAGTTCTCCCGACAGGATTCGAACCTGTGACTCCCTCATTAAAAGTGAGGTGCTCTAAACCAACTGAGCTACGAGAGATTGTTGAGGTTCCGCTCAGATTCGAACTGAGGACACATGATTACAAATCAAGCGTTTTACCAACTAAACTACAGAACCTTATTATCACCCGTATGGTAACCGCTTGATTAACGGGCGAAAAATAGTAGTCTCTGTAGGGTTCGAACCTACGACATCTTGCATGTAAAACAAGCACTCTACCAACTGAGTTAAGAGACTGTTGCGGAAGAGTGAGGTATCGATCCCCATACCCGAAGGTACCACTAGTTTTCAAGACTAGGTCCAGCGCCAGCTGAATTACTCTTCCAGTTTTTTTCAATACGTCAAAGAACTAAAAACAAAAAACCCTAAGTTTTCACTTAGGGTTCCCATTTATAGTATTAAAATTTTACGATTAACTAATGTGACATACCCTAAGTATTGGATGAAGCGAATCCGCCCCTTCCATTTTCGTCTTAACGACCTCTAGTCTGTATGTGAATGTAGTTAACATTGAATTTTTATTTGTTTTTAATTAAATATACACAAATATACAAAAGTTTAAACAAAAAGTCAAATATTTTTAAAAAAATATTTTTATTTCATATTATCCATAGTAAGTTTATCTGCAATATAAACGTGTTTTAATTCCATTTTGAATTTATTTTCGAACCACTCCTTAAAAAAATAAAGGAATGATTTGTTAGATTCAAATTCTGGTGATTCTTTAATAAAGTTTTTATAAACTTCATATCTTATTTCAAGAAAACCCCCAAACGCAAAATATGTCATAATAACATTAGGTAGTGTTAATTCAATTGAATTAGGTTTTGTCCAAATTCTTTTTCTAATCGATTTACCGTTAAAAACATGTATCACATTTTTTTCCTTTTTAAACCTAACTTCTTTAAATAAAGAATTAAATGTATCCTCACCAATTTTTTTTTCTGTAATTACCATATCTTTTCCCATAGTTTTTGATTTATTTAGACAAAGATATGAATAATTTTCATTCTACCAAATTTTTTAACGTTATTTTTATTTGAGGTCAGAGTGAGATTCGAACTCACGAAAAGTAGTTTTGCAGACTACCCCTTTAAACCACTCAGGCATCTGACCGTTAGTTCACTAAACTATATTTTGCTTAATAAATTACATTTGTTTATTGTTGCAAAAATAAGTTTATCGTACACTCTGAGAGATTCGAACTCCCATCTTATGATCCGTAGTCATAGGTTCTGATCCATTGAACTAAGAGTGTATTGGTAGGGATGGGTGGAGTCGAACCACCGAGACTACTGTATAAGAGTAGCATGTTCACCGTTACATCACATCCCCATATTTTGCGGAAAGAATAGGATTCGAACCTACGGTACCCTTTCAAGTACAACACCTTAGCAGGGTGCCACAATAAACCGCTCTGTCATCTTTCCATTAGGTGTACGATGGGACTCGAACCCACTATTGACGGAATCACAACCCGACGCCTCGACCACTTTGGCTTCATACACAGTTGTCTCCCAAGGATTCGAACCTCGATTAAGTGGACCAAAACCACTTGTCCTGCCATTAGACGAGGAGACATTATTTGTCTAAGTGATGGGACTCGAACCCACATAGAACTGTTACATTCATTCCTGATCCCAAATCAGGTCGGCGACCAATTGCCTACACACCTAGTTATTGTGGAACAGGTAGGAATCGAACCTACATTGTCGGATTTTCAGTCCGATGCCTTGACCAACTTGGCAACTATTCCATTTGCACACCCCCAAAGATTCGAACTCTGACCAAACGGGTTGGAGCCGTTTATGCTACCGTTACACTAGAGATGTGTATAAATGTTCAGGAAGACTTTTTTTACATTTCCAAATTAGTAGTTTTTTATTTGCTGAAATCTTCCTTTTAACATTTGTGAGGGTAGTAGGATTCGAACCTACTCAGTCATAGACAACAGATTTACAGTCTGCCCCAACTCTCCAACTTTGGCGTACCCCCATTAATTATTTGCGATTCAGGCAGGACTCGAACCTGCGACAACTTGATTAACAGTCAAGGGCTCTAACCAACTGAGCTACTGAATCATTTAATTTTACATTATATCAAAGAACTTATGTTCTGTCGGTATGGTAGGGATCGAACCTACGAATCTTCTCGATATCAGCGAGATGCCTTAAACCTACTTGGCCACATACCGTAATAAATTAAAAAACCCCAACTCATTTCTGAATTGGGGTACTTTAATCCTTTATTTATTTATCTATCAAAATTTAAATAACGACATAACATACCCCATCCTTCCGTAAATATAAAACGGTTGACACCACTGTATCGGATTACTATGTATGTTATTCATTATCATTTTTTACTGTTTTTAATTAAATATACACAAATATACAAAAGTT